GACACGGCTCGCGTCCATGCCATCCTCACCCACCCCGCCGGAAAGGCTCCCTCGCATGCCTGAGAACATCGTCCAGCCCGCCAAGTCCAAGGAGCTCCGGGAGAAGGAGCAACTGCTCCTCGAACTCGCAGACGAGGTCGCCCGGCTCCGGACCAAGGAGCTCCATGCCGCCGGATGGTATGACGACGAAGCCACCATCAACGGCATCTCCCAGCAGGAGATCATCCTCCAGGGCATGTGCACTGGCATCGTGATCCTGTCGGAGCACACGATCCCCACAGAGACCAATCCGCCGCTGTATGCATACAGCTACGACAAAGTCGGCCTGACCGATGTCGCAGCCAAGGGCATCGCGCTGGACTACGTCGACACGGTGTAGGAGGTACACTACAGCCATGAATGAATACACACCCGAACTGACCATTGTGGGGATCGTCGGATTCCTCGTGCCCTTTGTGGCATCTCTCTTCAACAACCCGAAGATGTCGTCCGGTGCACGGCGCTGGGTCGCCATCGGCGTCTCGGTCCTGCTCGCAGTCATCACGCTGATCGCCGTCGGCGGCTTCACGGATGTGGAGTTCATGACACCGCAACAGATCATCGTGGTGATCCTCGGCGTCCTGGGTGTTGCCCAGTTCGTATACACTGCACTGAAGGCCGCAAACCCGCGCATCCTCGGTACCATCGAACTTGCAACCTCTTCGCATGACTCCAAGATCGAGAAGGCAACGGACCGCAACGACGACCCTGAGCTTGGGGTCGCGGGGCTGGAGTCCGACCGGACCTCCTCGATGGAATGGTCCGACCCGGGAGTATCCAAAACGGACCCTCCGAGGTAGCCTTCGAAGTGCCGGTGCTTTGCATCTCTCTTCTCTCAGCGGTGAAACGGCTCGATCCTGGTTGGGGATCGGGCCGTTTTGCTTTTCCGGATTCATCCGGTATGCTCTTCTGTAGGCGTGACAGGGACTCTCCGTTGGTCCGGCAAGTCCTTGTTTCGACACTCGGTTGGCAGGTCCGAGGCCTGACACCTAGCCAAACACTTGCAGGCCGCTACCCTGCAACAGAATAGTTCGCCTCGTTACGCACCGGGTCCGCCTGTCTCCTGTCAGGAACCGCCCACCGTGTCACCAGAAGAACTATGGTGGAGACCGTAAACCTCACTGATGGACCCCGACAGAGGGTGGGCTTTTAAACCCGCCGTGGTCGGGGTCCTTCTGTTGTCAGGGTAGCCTTCCCCTATGGCAAAGGCACTCTCAGCACGGAAGATCTTCGAGGCGGTCAAGTACGAACCGCACTCTGTCCAGAAGCGCATCCACTCATCAGTGATGGACTACAACGCCCGTTTCCGTGTTGTCTGCGCAGGCCGACGCACTGGCAAGTCGACCCTCGGTGGACACGAGCTGACCCTTGAGGCCGTGCGGGCCTATTACCGCACCGACATCGACCCCTTCGACCACCGGGCTGAGTTCTGGATCGTGGGTCCAGAGTACTCTGACGCTGAGAAGGAGTTCCGTGTCCTCTGGTCGGACCTCCAGAAGCTGGGTGTGGAGAAATACTTCGACCACCCCGGGACCTACTACAACCCGGAATCCGGCCAGATGCACCTGTCCATGTATGGTGGCAAGTTCCAGGTTCACTGCAAGTCGGCCAAGTACCCCAACTCTCTGGTCGGTGAAGCTCTGGAAGGTGTGATCCTGGCTGAGGCAGCGAAGCTGAAGCCGTCCGTGTGGCACAAGTACATTCGCCCCATGCTCGCAGACTACAAGGGTTGGGCTCTCATGACGTCCACCCCTGAAGGTCGCAACTGGTTCTATGACCTGTACACCATGGGGCAGAATCCTGAGCACAAGGACTGGTGGTCTGTCCGGATGCCGTCCTGGGCCAACGATATCCTGTTCCCGCAGGGCAGGGAAGACCCCGAAATCTACTCCATGTCGGCCGGTATGTCGCAGGAGAAGTTCAACCAGGAGATCGGGGCCGACTTCACCGAGTTCGTCGGCCGGGTGTTCAAGGACTTCGACGAGGAGATCCACGTCGGAGACTTCAAGTACAACCCCGAGTGGCCTGTGTACGCAGCACTTGACTATGGGTGGACAAACCCCTTCGTCTGGCTGCTTCTCCAGGTCGACCCGTTTGACAACGTCTATGTCATCGGTGAACACTACGCTCCACACATGACCGTGGAGGAGAACGTGAACGAGATCGTCCGGAAGGGTCTCGCTCCGTCTGCCCTTCGGCTGATCTACCCTGATCCTGCGAGCCCCTCCGACACCGCAGTCGTGGAGAAGATGCTTCAGGTGGTCGGTATGTCCGGGACCGGTGGGCCCATCCAGGACCGTCTCGAGCTCATCCGCCGCTGGCTGAAGCCGAAGCTGGACGACCGGGTGTCGCAGGAGAGCGGCGTCTGGAAGCCGAAGCTGATGGTGGACCGCAAGTGCGTGAACATGATCCGAGAGTTCTCGGAGTACCGCTATCCTGAGCATGTGTCGGAGAGCCGAGAGGCTTCCGAGAACCCCATGAAGAAGGACGACCACACCCCGGAAGCGCTGGGTCGGTTCTTCGCAGGGTACTATGGAGCGGGTGCTCGAAGCGGCGATATGAGTGCCACCAGCAACTCCGTCAAGATCCGTACTGCACAATTCGCCAAGAAGAAAAAGCGGAAACCAACACGAGCACGCTAGGATATCGCCATGGCCGGAGAATTCACCCCTTACGCAACCGCGATGCCCTTTGTTGAGAGCATCCCCGGATGGATGAACGAATACGATGCTGCGCGTGTGGCGTCGTACACGGTCTACTCCGAGATGTACGACAACACCGACGGCAACACTTCGGCCATGCTGCGGGGCACTGACGACCTGCCGCTGTACATTCCCAATGCACGATCCATCGTCAATACCATTGCACGGTATGTGGGCCGAGGCTACGGCTTCACCTACGACGACACCGTGGGCACTCCTGTTGAGCAGGAAGCTGCGGTGGCCGCCTTCCAGAACCTCTTCGACCGTGAGCAGATTCTGCTCAAGTTCAAGATGGCCGTGAAGGAGATGATCAAGCTTGGAGACGCATTCTGGTACATCACTGGAGACTCGAGCAAGCCTGAAGGCTCCCGTATCTCCATCAAGACGGTAGACCCGGCTCTCATCTTCCCGATCACCCTGGATGATGACCCAGACCGTGTGGTGGGATACAACATGGTGGAGCAGATCACGGTTGGTGACGAGCTCGTTATCCAGCGTCAGCGATGGCTGAAGAACACGTCTCCGGACCACCCTGACTACACTCCGCCGGTGCTCGACGCCGCCACGGGGCAGTGGTCGGGTGGTCCCAACTACGATGCACCTGTCGTTTACGACAAGGTGACCCTGGAGATCGAGAACTGGGAGTCCCCGGACGAGCAGAAGATTCTCTCCACGGAGATTCCGCAGCACTACCTGCCCCAGGAGATCAAGCAGCTTCCGATCTACCACTGGAAGAACAACCCGGAGTCGGGCAACCCCTTCGGCAACTCAGAGCTGAAGTCGCTGGAGCGGCTGCTCGCAGGTGTCAACCAGTCTGCAACCGACGAAGACGTCACTCTCGCCATCCAGGGTCTCGGCATGTACAAGACCAGCAAGGGTGGAGGACCGGTCGACGCCAACGGAACGCCCACAGATTGGGTCCTCGGGCCGGGTGTTGTGGTCGAAGACCAGGACTTCAATCGTGTGGACGGTGTGAAGTCGGTTGTTCCCTTCCAGGAACACATCAAGTATCTGGAGGACAAGGCCGATTCCGTCGTTGGAATCACCGATGTGACCCGTGGCGCGGTCACCGCTGAGGTCGCAGAGTCCGGTGTTGCGCTGTCCATCCGCATGGCACCCACGATCGACGCCGCCACGGAGAAGGACGAGATGATTGCATCGGTGAACAACCAGATGCTGTACGATCTCAAGGCGTGGTTCAAGGCTTTCGAGGGTCTGGACTTCGGTGAAGTGGTCCTGAAGACCATGTTCGGGGACAAGATTCCGCGGAACCGCAAGGACGAGATCGCCGAACTGGACAACCTGCTCGAACGGCGCGTCATCTCCACGAACTACTACAGGGAGCAGATGACGACGCGGTTCGGATACAAGTTCCCGGACGACATCGAGGACCAGGTCGCTGCAGATGTGGCGCGGGAACAGCCCGCCGACCCCTATGCGGAACGGCTGAACGAGGAAAGCGACGCCGAACCCGGTGGAGCTCCGGCATTCGAAGAGGTGTAGCTAGATGAACGAGGACGAGTTCCTGTTCAACCGGTTCATCCTCGTCATGCCGGAGCTCCGCTTCAACTTCAAGTTCCTGGAGTTCGCCCTGAAGCGGGGCATCATCTCTGAGGAAGACCTCCGCCAGATGCGGGATTGGACCCGCAGGGAGCAGTATGCCCGGCGTCTCGCAGACAAGGCGCTCGGAGACGGGACCTTCCTGGAGCGCATTCTGGCCGTTTCTCCAGAAGTGATGTCGGTTTCCACTGTGAACTTCATGCTGGAAGCCGGTCTTCTGGGTGATATGTCTACGCCGGAAGGTCGCCGGGCCGCTACGCGTCGTGCCAACGGGCTGCGGGCAGCCTTCACAGGCGCGAAGATCCTCCGGCCAACCTTCTCCTCATCCTCGTCCGTTCTAAAGCGTCTCGAGGCCGTCTATGGGGCTGGGACTAGCTCCTTCGTGGTGAATTTCCTGCGAGACGTGGACGATGCCCGCATCGCAGACATTCGGAACGCTGTCCTCTTCGCTCGTGGAGGCAAGCGGCTCACCGCCGAGGAAGCTGCACCCATCAAGGCAATGCTGGTGAACTCCATTCGGCAGGCACAGCGGGCTCGCTCCTTCATCTCCACAGGCAAGATCGCCGTGTCTGTGGCAGAAGAAGCTAGGCAGGCTAACAGTGTCTATGGTGCAATCTCCACCGTCATCCGGGAAGTTCTGGGCAACGCCAAGGGCGACAAGCTGATCAACAACGCCATTCGTGCAGGTCTGCTCTCGGAGAGCAAGTTCGACCTGTTCAACGCTATCCGGCGGCTGGGGTTCACGGCTTGGACCCGTGGAGAGAAGACCTTCAGCTATGAAGGTTGGCAGGCACGCGCTCTGATGATTGCAGAAGGCATCCTTTCACCGGAAATGGTGAATGCGCTCCGCGCCGCAGGGGTGATCCCGTCGTGGCTGGCTCGCCGCATCTACCCTGCCGTCACCGCCATCCGCAACATCAACCGTGGAGCCCTGGACAACTACATCAAGAACGCCCGGTTCCGCATTGTGCCTGGCGAAGCACCCATCCAGTCCTTTGCACGGATCACCCGGACCACCGACAAGGCCATTCTGGGGCTCCTCCAGGAAGCTGCCCGGGATGCGCAGAAGGCTGCTGAGGCCGCAGCGAAGGCAGGGAACTTCGCCAGCAAGACCCGCTCAGCCCAGCAGCGCATTGTGGTGTCCGCAGTGAACGACGTGATGCGAGACCTGTGGGAAGGTGTCGGCCACCTCACCATCTTCGGCGAGAAGCAGGCAGCAGCGGCGGCTCTGGAGAGCACGGACTTCCTCGCCAAGGGGCTGTGGAAGCGTGCCACCGGTGAGCGCGCAGACCTGATCCGTGCTGTCCAGGAACAGGCGCGGGCCGGTGCGAATGCATACATCTCCCGTCAGGAGAACCTCTTCCAGCTGTCCCGGCGTGTCTACGGCAACCTGAATCTCGCCACAGGTCGTGTGGAGCGCGAGATCAACAAGGCGCTTATCCGGGGTCTCGGCAACCAGGAGATGGCCAAGCTCATAGCTCCGCTCATCCGCCCCGACGTGCCGGGCGGCGTGTCCTACGCTGCGATGCGGCTCGCGCGCACCGAGATCAACAACGCCTTCCACTTCGAGCAGATTCGGTACACCCGAGAGATGCCTTGGGTAGAAGGCTACAAGTGGAACCTCTCCGGGTCCCACCCCAAGGGGCAGAAGGGCGACCCCTGCGCCGACATGGCGTCCCGGAACCACGACGGCATCGGTCGCGGGGTGTACAAGAAGGGCAACGTGCCGGGCAAGCCGCACCCGCAGTGTCTGTGCTTCCTGACGAACGTCACGATGGACAACTCCACCTTTGAATCAAGGCTGCGTAGCGGTGCATTCGACAGCTATCTGAATGAGGCGTCGAAGCCCCATGTGAAGCGTCCTGCAGGCTTCTCGGAGGACATGAAAACCTTCAAGAACGACGCTTCTGCAGTAGCGAAAGCACTGCTCGTTTCCAGCATGCGCTAAATCTGCGATCCATAGGGTACGATACATTTCGACCAAGGCAGACCAGGAGGTCGTAATGGAGCAGAACAAGTGGTGGAGCCACTTCGCAGTACCCGTCCTGAGCAAGATCGTGCTGGCGGAGCCGGACGACGATGACGATCAGGACAACGACGGTGGAAACCAGGACCCCAGCGGCGGTGCCGCAGGTGGATCGGGTGACACCGGAGGAAACACCAGCACCGACGATCGCGACCCGCAGGTCAAGATCAAGGCGCAGGAAGAGATCATTGAGCGTCTCGCCAAGCGTGACAAGGAACGTGCGCAGCAGCTCGAGGACCTGCTGAAGGAGAAGGAGGAGCGCGAGAACGCTGCTCTCTCCGAGGAGGATCGCCGCACCAAGGAGCTCAAGGAAGCTCAGGAGCGCGTGGACCGCCTCACTCTCGGTCAGCGGAGGCTGGTTGCGAAGAACGCATTCCTGGAGTCGAACGACTACGAATGGCAGAACCCGGGCGTCGCTCTGCGCCTGATCGATCTCGACAGCCTCGAAATCATCGAGGAAGACGGTGAGATGCAGATCAAGGACACCAAGGAGCTCAAGAAGCTCCTGGACGGCCTTGCCAAGGATCACCCGTATCTCCTCAAGTCCAAGGACGAGGACAAGGACGACAAGGGCGGCAACCGCTTTGTCGGCCGGACCGGCGACGGTCCCAAGTCCAAGGACAAGAAGACTGCGGACGCCGAGCGTCAGCGTCTCCTGAAGAAGTACCCGTCTCTCCGCAAGTAGAGACCTCCACCAATCTCCATTTCTGACTGAAAGGCTGTGATTATCAATGGCACGCATTGATAAGACGGATTCCGCCGTTGGCGTGACCCGTGCAGAACTCGCCTTCGATGTCGAGGAATCCGCCTACAACAAGATCAAGGCAGTCGGCCTCAACGCCGCTGGCCGGATCGTGTATGGAGCGGGCAACTCCGGCGTCAAGGGCATCATCATCTCCGACCGCACCACCCGCAAGGCTGGCAAGGTCGTGGACATCTTCAAGCTCGGCGAGGTCGTCGACTGCGAAGGCCTGACCGCAGGCACCACCTACTACGCCGATGCCACCACTGGCGACCTGACGGCCACTGCGGCCGACGGTCTCGTGGAGATCGGCTACACCATCGAAGCCGAGCGCCTCGTGCTCGCGGTCAAGTAAGGAGACCACCTTGAGCAACCTGTTCCTGCCGCGTGCAGTCACTCAGCACCTGCGCTCCTTCTCCTTCGCGGAGCCGGACCCCAACCGTCTCGGTGGCTACAACGCCGCTGGCGACATCATCACCCAGACCGTTGACGGCCGCAACCTCAACGACATCTGGTCCGAGTTCCAGTCCTCCGTGGCACTGCAGAACGAGGCTCGTTCCCGCATCGTGCGGCTCCTGACCTTCCCGGTCACCGAGCTCATCGAGCGCGTTGGTCAGGTCTCCACTGCCCGCTTCGAGGTCGCTTCCGAGTACGGCGAGCCGAAGGGCATCCGCCCCAAGGGTGCATACTTCAACCTCGGCTACGACTTCGAGTGGTATGACCTTGCCGCTCGCTTCACCTGGAAGTTCCTGGCAGAGGCCCCGGCCTCGCAGGTCGAAGCCATCAACTCGATGGCTCTCGAGGCCGACAACATCCTGGTGTTCGAGAAGGTCATGGATGCCCTGTACAAGGGCAACGAGAACCGCGAAGCGGACATCAACGACACCATCGTGCCGGTCTACGGCCTGTACAACGGTGACGGCACCGTCCCGCCGCGCTACATGAACAACACGTTCACCGGCACCCACAGCCACTACATGACGTCTGGCGCAGCCACCCTCGCATCCGAGGACCTGGACGACCTGCACCAGAACATCACCGAGCACGGCTACACCGCTCGGAACGGCTACCGCCACATCATCATGGTCAATCCGCGTGAAGGCAAGGTCATCCGCACCTTCCGCGTGCTGACCGGGGCCACCTACGACTTCATCCCCGCTGTGGGCGAACCGGCAGAGTTCATGCCGGTGGATCAGCAGCTGATGGGGTCGCGTCCGGCCAACACCTATCAGGGTCTGGACGTCATCGGCTCCTACGGTGATCTGCTGGTCGTGCAGGACGACATGTTCCCTGCTGGCTACATCGCAGAGGTCGCCACCGGTGGCGAGGAGAACCTCCGCAACCCGGTCGGCTTCCGCGAGCACGTCAACCCGTCCCTGCGGGGTCTGCGTCTGGTCAAGGGTCCCAACCCGGACTACCCGCTGATCGACTCGTTCTACAACCACGGCTTCGGAACGGGCATCCGTCAGCGCGGCGGCTCCGCCGTCATGCAGGTCACCGCATCGGCCACGTACACGCCTCCGGCGTCGTACTAACAGACCGGAGCCGGGTCGTCTTCTGCCTTAGGCGACCCGGCTCCTTTACTCCAGAAAGGG